CTTCCTTGGTCGGGTCTGCAACCTGAGACCCAAAACACTGACCATTCTCATAAAGCCTACGCATCCAAAATAGTTCATGCGGATTTGTCTGTTGGGTTTTCTTTTTCATTGTTTTTTAATTTTATAGTTAATATGCTACATCGTAATAAAACTCTCCAGTCTTCTCAAGTCGCTTCCATATATGCTCCCCATTCTTCTCAGCGAACCACTGTATGTCATCGACCATATTTCGCCATTCAATTGCTTGAAGAAGGTCAGATGCCCAACCGCAATCATTCAAATCGCCACGCTCCGCAGTATAAAGAATTACATCGCTATACTCCCAATACATGTCTTCCTCGTCCTTCGCTTCACTGCAATCTTCAATGGTTGACTTTATATCATCGAAGTGGCAGTGTATTAGGTCGCGCAACTCTATATCTACATTCTGATGATGGATGTCTTCTTCTCCTGGTTGAAAGAATTGTTCCCATCCCCAAGTGCCGACAAACTCGCCAGCAGCCTTGAGCATCGTCAAACATTCCTTTTTGTCATCTAGGCTGAGATTGTCATTAAGTAAAATGTCATCATCCTCATCTATGCAATCGTACCTGAATGTTTTGTCTTCCCAGTCACTAGGACGGGGCTTATTATACAAAACCAGATTATACTCTTGGAGGTTGTAATAACTCTCTGCCGCCATCTCGTTGATGGATTGCAGTATTTGCTGTTTTGTCTTTGCCATAGTTGTTTATTGTTTAATGAAGTTGCATATACTCTTCCCAAGGCATGTTCGTCTTAAACTGGATACAATCAGCATTCATAGGGGCTGGAAAGTCGTTAACCTCAACAATTCTGTAATCATAAAGGCTGAGAATGTTACGCAGCAGAATCTCCTCTATATTCGCCGTCTCTAGATTACAATAGAACGCTGTATACTCAATGCCTGAATCGTCAATCTGACATCCTTGCTTAGAGTTGCCAATATTGTGGATGTCACTAGGTATGACAGTGATGTTAACTGCCTTCTCGTTGTTTATATTTCTTTTTTGTACCATAGTTGTTTATTGTTTAATGTTAGTTTTTCTGAAAAAACTGGGGTGATGGAACTCTCCCATTCGCTGTCACCCCAGCGGCTTACAACATACTGAATATCTTCTACGATGCCTGAGACTTCATTCTCTCTCTCGCAATCTGTCCAAGTCGTGCTGGAACTACATAGTCGTGATTGCAATCGTCGCAACAACGACCATCCTTCATCACTGGCCACGGATTGTTGCCGTAACCCTCGAACTCCTCACCGCAAATGCAGCACTTATGCTCGAATACATCGTGTCCGAATGGAATAACCTTTACTGTCTTGAGTTCTCCGTCAACCATCATTTCCATTTCGCGTCTAAGATACTTCATATTTTACTTTTTTTATTGTTTTGCGGGAATATTCCCTTGTCTTCCGACGATGCAAATGTACAATATTGATTTTCAAAAAACCAAATTTTTTCTGTCACTTTGTCCGATTTTAACATTTGTTCAGAAAAACCTGACACAATGTCCAGCCTAAATGGCAGTCGCAAATCAATGTTGCAACATTCGTGCCAACCGATAGAAAATTTGTGAGACTGTCATGTTTTTAACTTTTGTTGACATTTTCACCTATTATAAATATAAAGGAGGCTTTAAACTGCCTCCTTTGAAAATTGCTAGTTTTCCAGCCGCGCTTTTGCTGTTTCATAATACCCATTGTCAATCTCTATGCCTATGTAGTGCCTTCCTGTGTTCTTTGCAGCCACGCAAGTTGAACCGCTGCCCATCGTAGGGTCTAACACCGTGTCACCCTCGTTGGTGTACGACTTGATTAGCCATTCAAGGAGTGCTATCGGCTTTTGTGTCGGGTGCAGTGACGAGCCTTGACCTTTTATGTTGTCTCGGCTGAACTTCAGAACGTCCACTGGCCACCTGTAGCCCGTGTTGCTGTGGTGGTATTCCCCATCACGTCTGTTGTAGTTCTGTAGTCCTGCCGTCTTTTGGCTGTGCCTCTCGTACGGCTTGCCTTCCTCCATCTGGGGATTGTAGGTCGGCTGTTTCTTGTAGAAGACAAGGATGTTCTCGTGGGCATTCAGAGGCTTCTTTCTGATGTTGCCGAAGTCGCTTCCCTTCTCCTTTTGCCATATTATCTCGTAGCGATATAGACTGGGATTGGACATGAGAACCTTGGCGGTGAATGGCTGCCTGGTGAAGAACAGTATCGCTCCGTTAGGCTTGATGATGCGCTCGTAGTGCTGCCATAGCCTGTCGAGGTCGATGCACTCATCCCAGGTGAACAGCCTCTTGTCCAGTACACCGTACGGGAGGTCGCATAGTATCATGTCTATGCTCTCGTCCTCTATCTGTGGCAGCACGTTAAAGCAGTCATCGTTTATTATGGTGTCCGTCATTGCAACTCAATGTTCTTTCTCTTAAAGCCATAAACCTGCCTGAGTGGTTCTGGGTTGTCGAGTTTCGCGTTGTCCCCGCAGCAAGTCCTGACAGGGTTGTAGCACCCGCAAAATGAGAAATCAGGCTCCCATAGGGGGAATGACTCAGCGTGGCTCTGTAGCCATTCAATGAGGTATTTCTTCATGACCTCAATCTGGCTCCTCAGGTGGGAGAGCAGGAATGATGCCTCCTTGAGCGATATTGCCTCCGAGTTCTGCGAGAACCCCTTTGTCCAGCCTATCTCAGATAGGTGGGCGAAGTTGTACGGCATAGCCTCGTAGACAATGCAGTGGCACAGGTATCTCCAAGCCCCGCCTTCGGTGAGCAGAGTCGAATTTTCGTCGCTGAGGCTGTCGTCAAGAATCTGCTGCTGTATCTCATCGTAGAGTGCTTCACCGAGTATCGGTCTGAGCCATTTGTACTCTGCCATGTCCGCGAAATTGAGTGTCTCCTCGGTCGAGAAATTGTATGGCACGATGGAGTATTTTTTTAATATTGTTCCGTTAACTATCATTTCTCCTTGTCTGTTTCTGGTTCGTTTATGTTGCTCTCGCTGGTATCATCTGTCTGCTCTGGTGCAGTGGTGTCCGTATCGTCCGAGTTCTCGTCACCGAGGAATGAGAGCGGCTTGAGGACAATCTCCACGTCAATCCCGTTAGCCTTCAGCATCTGGTTAAGCACTCCGACGATACACTGTCTCGAGTGGTTGCCCGACAATGTATTGTAGAGGTTGAACGCTGTCTCGAGAAGTTGACCTTCACTGTTAAAGCCGACATTGTCCTCTGGGTAGCCAATGAGCGAGCGGCTTGATATTCCGAATGTTGACAGTATCCTGTTTATGTTCCTGTCGTTGGACGTACTAAACAGGTCTACGTTGTCCTGACTGGCTACAAACGGGGTGAACTGAATCGGATTGTCATCTGCATCCTCTCGAAATGCGATTAACAATTGCTGTGCGCCGTCCGCGCTTGTGAACATCGACTGGATGCTGTTGATTATAGCCTGTTTCTGCGACTCCTCGCTTACGGGCGGTAGGCTCAACGCTCCAGCGGGGCAGAACACGTTGGATGCCGAGCGCAGGTCGAACTGAATCATCTCAATCTCGCTCATGACAGCCTTTATCGCCTGTGACCATATTGGCGACGAGTAATAGGTGTTCTGCGGGGTGTACGTCTCGTAGCAATAGAGATATGGGACTCCGCTCTTCAGGTTCCAGTCCTCATCGGGGCGCATAACAAGACTATCAACCTCCACTGGAGCGGTGGACGCTGTCGCCGACCAGTCGGAACAAATCCAGTAGGAGTTAATCTTGCCGTCCTCGTCACGTGGCGAACAGCGCACGAACTCCATAGGCACGTGCCAGAACGAGTATGTCCTATTGTCTTTATTTTTTATGATTTGGAGGGCGAACGACCCGTAGACAAAATAGTCAAGCGACACCCTTCTGAGGAGTTCCTCGAACCCGTATTCGTAATTAGCAGTGACCTGCTCTGAGGTGACCTGCATCCTGTCCCAGTCGATTCCGTTGCCGACAAGTGCCTGCACAGCGAATGACACGCAAGCCTTGAGCGTTGGTGACTGCGAGTACAGGTCTAGCAAGTCCTGAGGGTATAGATTCTTGCGACCCCAGTTTACCCATTTATTGTTCCTGCATCTGCATACAGGAGTGTTGGCGACCTGTTTCTCCATCTTCAGAACACTGAAGTTGCTTGATTGGTCTATTTTCTTCTTTCTTCCCATTTTTAGGTTTTTTATTTAAACATATCGGCTAAAAACTTGGTTTTAAATATTTTTTATGGTACATTTGCAAAAAAACGAAACAGTATGGGAACACAAGAAGAGTGGAAGCCCGTTGTGGGCTACGAGGGGTTTTACGAGGTCAGTGACATGGGAAGAGTGAGGAGCCTTCCGAGGAAATGGGCAAAAGGAGGAATACTGAAACCTGCTCCTGATGAATGGGGTTATTCAACTGTTGGTCTATGCAAAAACGGGAAAAGAAAGACGAACCGCATCCATATTCTCGTCATGCAAACATTCAAGGGAGAATGTCCTGAGGGCTGCGAGGTTGACCATATCGACGGTAATCCAAGTAATAACTGTCTAGAAAACCTCAGATACGTGACGCACAAGGAGAACATTCACAACCCAATCACAAAGAAAAGACAGAAGGAGGCCTCAAAAAAACGCTCTCAAGACCCAGAGTGGCTGAGAAAAAATGCTGAACAAAGAGAAAAGATGTACCAAGACCCAGAATGGCGAAAGAGTCATGCAGAGGCAGCGAAGAAACTGCACCAAGACCCTGAATGGCTAGGGAAAGTCCGCGAAGGAGTGAAGAAACTCTCGCAAGACTTTGAATGGAGGAGAAAACAAGCCGAGGCAGTCAGAAAAGCGAACAGCAAACCTGTCAATCAATACACTCTGGACGGTAAATTTGTGAAACAATGGCCAAGCGCGAAGGATGCCGCGAGAGAACTGGGAATCAACAATAGAAACATCTCATCTTGTTGCAACGGGATAAGGAAAAAGGCAGGAGGTTTCAAATGGAAACATGTCACTAATATATAGAAAAAGAACTTGAGAAAAAAATTATATTTTTTTTGAGTCAAACTCCAAACTTTTGGGATTATTGTGGTATTTATCTATAAAAGGACTTTGTTTTTAATTTTTAATATAGTACATTTGCACAAACGGACTTGGAGTTTCTTTCATGTTAGTTTATAAGTTTTTGTTTTTGTGTTTGTAAAAGGAGGGAGAATCTCTCAAAGGACGGTCTGACTGTCATTCGTCCACTCTTCACTCCCTCCTTTTTTCTTTTAAAAACGAAAAACAGTCTGTATTTTATATATATAAACAGTCGCTGTGATAGCGGTTGGCTTGACGATACAAACTGGACTTGGAGGTTTTTATACTCATAAACATTTTCCCTCCACAGTCCAGCAGTCAAGACCAGCAAGCCAAAAAATGTTTATGGGAGTGAGAACTAATAAAATGTTTAATAAAAAAAATTATGAGTAATCAAAATTCAAAAGAGAACACTGGGAATGACTGGCTGAAAATGCTAGCCAAGTTGAGCGATGAGGACGTGGAGATGATTATGGAGGATTATCCCAACTCACAACTGGAGGAGAAGAACAAGCGTAGAACAATGGCTACACTGTTGTCACTGTATGAATGCACCCAGGCAAAGGAGACTGGAATCTTGTTTATGGACATCATTTCGGTAAGAAAGGTATCTGGACTTGGTATGAACAATCTGAAGACAACACTAAACTGGCTGAAGAAACACGATTACATTGACTGGAAGCCTGGAGTTAAAAGGCAGTCTGGAGTGAAAGACCAAGGTCAAGCAAGCCAGTTTTTAATCCATTTTGAGACCCTTGAAAACCCCAATGAACACAGGGGAGTAAGCAATACAAATAAAAGCAATTTAAATAATAGAAATTTAACCAATGGGATTTCAGTGGATAGTATTGGAAAAAATACAACTGGAATCAATGGAATTTCAACCAATGGTATTCCAGTGGATAGTATTGTAGAAAATCCAACTGAAAGCAATGGGAATTTACTTGAGAATACTTCAGAGGATTTCAAGGCATCCGACTCAAGGAGGATGCCATTGGAAAATACTCCAAGAGTAGTTAATGAAAAACTACTTGGAATTCAAAGTGACAAGGAATTCTTTGAGAATTGTTGTAAACTTATAACTGAAGATTTCCATGGATTCTCAGAAAAAGTTATTGAAAGGTTTAACTATCTTAATGACCAAGGGAAATACTGGAGTATCGCAGAGAAGTATCTGAGGGAACAACAAGTCAAGCAGGGCAGGAAGAGCGCAAGCGATGCTCATTCCAGTGATGATGACTTACCATTCTAACAGAGAAACAACTGAGGAAACAACAATGTTTGCAAGGCTACGCTACAAGGCTACGCTTCCAGGTTTTTGTTTTTTCAAGGCTTCCAAGGAAATATGCAAGTGGGCATGCGCACATGCGCAGCCCACCCATAATCCCCAGTATAGGTTTTTTACTTAATTCCAAGTTAAAATGTTAGGGCTTGCGCCTTGGGGCGCAGCCCACAATATCCCAGTGATATTTTCAAAAATAAACAAACAACTAATTTTCAATTAAATGCTAGATTTTAAATTAAACAAACTTTTGGTGAAGAACTCCCTATCGGAAGAGGCTTACAACTCAGAACAACTCAGTTATTCGGACAAGCGACTTCTGGCTGTGGTAGCGTATCACTTCAGAAAACTCCACAAAAGCATCAAGGAAGTGGGGTATCTGTTCTTGAATGTTCACGAACTCATGGACAAACTGTTCCTCAAAGAGGAAGAACTGGATGACGCGTGCTTCAACATCTCAGAACTTGGCTATGCCAGGGTGGAGCAGCACGGGGATTGGTACTGGTTCTTCCTGGACAGAGAAAAGGCTATGAGCCAAAGATACCTAGAGGAACTCCAGAATTTGGAACAAGCGGACGCGCATAGGGCTATAGCGGCACAGATGCAACAGCGCATCGCTGAGCATTACTCCAGTGAATAGTTCACCAAGGGTTATCAAGGGGGCATGCGCACATGCGCATCCCCTCCATAACCCAGAATCAAAAATGAGCATCGCTGAGTGGGCATTTTAGCGCGTTTCTCCTCTCAGACGATAGATTGTTCATCCGAGGGGTCAGAAGGGCTTAAAACACGGTTTATGCGTTTAAACGAGGCGAAGCCTCAAAATATGTTCAAGATAAAACCTAAACAATGCAGGAAAACATCAAGATATATTGCCAAGGTTCCATGCTCGACACGTCGGAAGACACGTCAATCAGGCTGAACAGGTCACTGTTCGACCCGACGAGAATACAGGGCAAGGCGACCGACTACTCCTATTCCTTCAGTCTGCCTTCAACTCCAGCCAACAACAGGGCATTCGGCTTCGCGAACGCTCTCCCTGTAAGCGGCAAGTTCAGCAAGCGGTATTCCGCTGAACTGTACTCTGGCGAGGTGCTTGTCTTCAGCGGCACGCTCCTTGTCACGGGCTACAATGACGAGGACGGTGAGTATGACTGCAACTTCGTGTCCATAAAAGTGAACACGGTTGAGGACATCTTCGGTGACTCAACGATGTACGACCTTGAATGGTACGAACCATATGACGGTGCGCCCACAATCAACTCGGTCAACGCTGACGAGGAGTCCAGTATATATTACCCACTCGTGGCTTACGGTGTCTTCGAGAAGAACCCTTACTTTGCCGATGAGGTAGCGAATGATTACACGGACAGACTCCTCATTGATAGCACAACTCTGTTCTACCACGAGACATTCGTTCCGTCTGTCAACTACCTTGACACAGTAAGAAGGTGCTTCGAACAAAAGGGCTACACGCTCGGCGGTGATATATTTCAGGACGAAGCGTTGAGGAAGATGTACCTGAGCGTATCACTGCCGAACGAGCAGATTCCAGTATACAACCTTGCCAACCCGAAAATCGGGAGTCTCGACATATCAATTAACTGGAGCAACGAGGGGCGCACAAGCAGGACTCTTGCGGACTCTCTTGTTCAGGACTTGGACTGGCCTTACAGACAGTTGCTCCCTCCGTCTCACGGGGGAGGAGACGCTGAGAACCCAATCTGGCACTGGAAGGAGATTGAGTTTTACAACGTGTTCGACAAGAACCAGGCTACCGTCACCGAGAACATCCAGTCGTATCTGTTTGACGAAGGCGAACAGTGCATTGTCATTCCAGCGGACGGAGCCTACAGGATTGAACTTGACGTGACGGCAACGCTTGACACCACTTGGAACAGCGGCAAGGTGAAGGGAGACCTCACCTTCTGGACAGGAAGCGCGGACGGAGGTACAGAGGACTACGAACTTGAACTTGTACAGGACATCCTTGAGAACACTCCGCTTGAGGTGCAACTGGTGAGAAACGTGGTGAACGATGACGGGCAAATTGAACTGATTAAGGGCAAGAACAATTACCAGTACAGGCAGACAACATTGTCGGCTTATACAGCGTCCACGTTCACTACATGCTACCCGCACGAAAACGCTTATCAGGCAGGATTCCCGAGCAAGAAGATAGAGTCTGGACTGGGATGGCAACTAGGTTCATACCGAGGAACAGACTACAGCATGCAACTTGGCTACTGGCCACAGGACGGGCAGATAATGGCTTATGACCCCAACGTGTCAAGGAACTTCATCTGCGGCTTCTCAACATGCGGAGGCGGAACCATGAGCGTGATAAAGAACGGCAGGTCGTGGTACAAGGGACAGCCAGAATACGAGCATTCATTCTATGAACAGTCTGGCTACACCTGGAACAGCACAAGAGGCTCGTCAGCAACGACGTACGGGCATAACACCTACAATGACGCACCACAGTCAACCGTCTCAGTCAACGGAAACACGCTGACTGGGCATCTCGTATGCACCGTATGGCTCAACAAGGATGACCTCCTCACGCTGAACATGGTACACAGGTACTTCGACACCTCGGACACTGGCACAACGACAAGCCCGACAAACAGGTACAAAAGCCGCCTGACAGCAAGGTTCAAGATGAACGCTCTCACCCCGCACGACTATTCAAGGGCTAGGGAGGACAATCTCGGCTACAATTCAGATTCACAATTCGACTATAACCTGCGAATTGGCAACTTCCTCTCGTCTGGTGAGACGATGGCCAACTTTATCAACAACTTCATCAACTCCTTCAACCTTGACTACCAGCAGGTGGGCAATTCAGTAATTCTGAACAAGGGCAAGGTAAACAACTCAGAGCCTAGGGATTTCATTGACGCTGATAAATCAGCGTCATGGATTGGTCAGTCATGGAGCAAGATTGATTTCCCGAGGACAATGGGAGTAAAGTATTCAATCGACACCGACGAGTGGGGCTACTGGACAACGGTGCCGTCAGACCACAGGAACGACTACAACTGGAAGGACTACGGTTTCAGCGGCTATACTATCGTCAACCTTGACCCAGACGGCACAAGCGCGAACGAGGTAAGCAACAGCCTGTCGTATTGCTGGTATCAGCCATTCACCCTGGTTGAGTACAACGGAGAGACAGAGAGTGGAAGAACCGCGTTAAACCTTCCAGTCATAGGCAAGTACGAGTCTCTCGCTGAAGGTGCTGACTACGACGAGGCTATGAAGGATGACAGCCTGTCGATGAAGATGAGGGCATGGTTCAGAGGAGGCAGTTCTGGCAAACAGGTGAAGATACAGAACGAGAATGAGTATGTCACCTTGTATGTCCCAGAAGGCAACTACGGTGACACAATCATGGACTACACAACGACATCAGGAAGCCTACTCAGAAGGTATTTCAACGTAATCAACAATGTCAACCTAGACAAAGTCGAGATTGAATGCTATCTTACACCTATGGAATACCAGATGCTCTGCAACGGGGCAGATGTCAAGTTCGACAACAACCTATATCAGGTCTGCGAGATTTCAGGGTATGACCCGACAGGTCAAGAGTACACAACGCTTACACTAGTAAGGAAAGAGATTTGAGAAGAAAATTGAAAGAACTGGAAGACATATTTGGTTTTCCAGTTTTTTTATTGTATATTTGCAGAAAACGATTATGGAAGCACAAATGGAAGAGTTATATAGGAAATGCATAGACGATGGCACTATTGAGGTGTCACGGATTGGAAACGTAAGAAGAACAGACGGAACACCAGTAAAGGTGAACTACAGCAAAAAAGGGTACGCTTATGTCTATATTCCAAAGATTGGCAACTCAAAACAGTTGCATAGGGTGATTTATGAGGCATTCAACGGAAAGATACCAGAAAACAAGGAAATAGACCACTCTGACGGAAACAAGTGGCACAACAGTCTCTCAAACCTTGAATGCGTTACCCACGCTGAGAATATGCGCAACAGCATTACATCCAAAAGGCAGAAGGAAAACGCAACAAAGTTCAACAAGGATAAACTGGCAAAACCAGTCATAAGGTACGAAACCGTAGAAGGACTGACATTCGTGAAAGAATATCCAAGCGCAAGTGAGGCATCCAGGCAAACTGGAGTTGCGCAACCAAGTATTTCCTCATGCTGCCAAGGAAAACGAAAAACAGCTGGCGGATATAAGTGGTGTTATAAAAACGAAGAAGGAGAGGAATAAACACCCTCTCCTTTTCTTTTTCAAAACAAATCAACCTAGAACCCAATCTTGTTGCTCTCCTCAATCAACAACTCGTCCTCAGTCAAAGCGTGAATGTAAGTGCTTATGCCACTAGCCGAACGACCCATCTGGGAACATAACGCGTTGATGTCACTTGAACGAGACAAGGCTACAGTTCCGAAACTATGCCTAGCACTATAAAACCTTCCGTCCTCGTCAATCAGGTTATGAGGTATCGCCCTATGCTTGTTCTCCTGCCTTATCTGCTCATTCAACACTGGCCATAACTCCTTAATCAAAGGGTTGACCAAGTTGCTGAAAGAACGCATACGCAAACGCTCAATACACTTCTTGGTTATGTCACGCTTGTCATCAGGACTAATCCTTAGGATATTGAAAAGATATCCGTCTCTGGAATCAGCGGTCTCAAGAAAAGGAAGAAAGAAAGCCTTCGTCAAACTGTTGATGAGAATGTCCCTACCAAACCTTACACCTGTCTTGCTCCTGTATCCGCTCACCTTCCAGTAACGCTTGCCATCCTTAACAATCTCAACAAAACCCTCTCCAACCTTCATCTTGCCCATATCAACAGGGCTAGCACCGCCAAGAAACACCATACAACCATATAATGCCATAGCCCAAGTCATGCTGCCCCTAGAGATAATCTCATCATAAGACAACGCGAAATCCAAGTCAAGACTTACATTCCCACCATTGCCTCCATTCTTAATGTCAAGACCACGCAAAAGACCAATCCTTAGGGCATTCTCCAAACTAAGGACACTCTTCAGGTAATGATTGTACAACACCTCCAACTGATAAGCATTAAGATGATAAGGACGAGACTCACTAACATAACTGTTGATGACACTCTTGCCAATCGGAAACTTGCAAGTGGAAGGCAAATAACCCTTCTCAATGTTGTACTGCCATACAGCATTGAACAAAGTCAACAACGTCCTCCTAGTACCGTCAACAACATCCAAACCATCCAAGTAAGACAAAAACTTCTCACCGTCAACAATGTCAACCATACTGACATCACCGTAACACCTGATGACGTGATTCTTCAACACCTTGTAGTAATTTGAAGTACCATACGACTTCTTGGCTATCACCCTCTCAAAACAAGAAGAAACCAACGAACCGTCAGAACCGACATCAGCACCCTCAGAACGCAAACACTCCAACAAACCGTGAGAAGTGAATACAGTAACACCATCACGCAACTTGCTGAGATAATCATTGCTAACAATGCTCAACTTCTCCTCAATCACCTTGTTGTATAATGAATGATTGGGACAAGAACGCTTCACCCTCTGACGGACAACATCAAACATAGAAGGAGATGGCAAACTGAAACCTAAACCTATCTCCGACTGACCGTGCCAGTTGCAAGATAAACGTACTGGGTATGTACCGTCACGCAACACCTTGCGCTTAACAACAACACGAAAACTTGGACTGCTAACCCTTGGCATATAAAAAATGTATTAAATAGTTTGACAAAAATCTTGTTTTCTACAAAACGCAATGCAATAATCGTGCCAAAGAAGATGTAACAGGCACGATTAGGCATACAATTAAGATTTATTAGCAAGGTTGTTTGGAAATGTAAAAGTTGGTTTCAAATCGTGGGTAGGTCGTGGTTTATGAGGCAAATAGAGGGGTTTGGTCGTGGATAAAAAACGATAATTTTGGTTAATGAATGTTAATTTGAGATTATTTGGATTGTTGTAGGTGGTTGAGGGTGAGGGGATTAGGTGGTAGAGAGTAGAGCCGCCCGCCCAACCCCAACCAAAATCAATGTATCCCATTAAGGTTTGTTCATGCTGACTATCAAGCACTTGCGAAAATGTTTGTTAGTCAAAGGGTTAGATAACTGACACTAACCCGCCCCATCAAAACGAGTCTTGTTTGAATCTTGTATTCAATCAAGGCTTGTTTTTTTTCTATTTATTTTTTTCGTTTTTCGCGTACTTTTTATTTGCACGTGATATTTATATTAAAACAAGACACAATGGCAGGAGTGACACTAATCGTCATCATCGCGCTGTGCCTGTACCCATCTGCGAAGAGAGGCATGCAGGAAGTGGTGATGGATATAGCCCAGATTATAGCGGGAATAATAAACTTAATTTTAAAAGCACAAAAACAATGGCTCAGAAAAAGAAAATCGTAATCAGACTTGAGGAGAAGGGACGAGGAGACAAGAAGTACACTATCAGACAAGAAGGCATCTGCGACAAGTGGTTCAAGCCTTGGGCAGAACGATGGCTAGATGCAGCACTCAGGCAGTCAACGTACGAGTTGGACTGGAGCGGCACAACACGCGGCCATAACTGCATCGTTGAATTGAAGACCAGGGAGTTCGAACATGACAGGTTCAAGGGCTGCTTTATCGAGTCGGGCAAGTATGCCAACTTGCTGAACGAGTGGTTGTACAAGGGCAATGAGCCTCTCTACTTCGCTAGGTATAAGGACGGTGTAATCGTGGAATGGAACCTGCGCAAACTGAAGCACCCACCAGTTTTCGTCAAGACAAGGGCTGAGAACAAGGAACTCAGCCTCGAGATGACCAAGATATTAGCGGAAGAAGGCATTGACGCTGAGGTCACCATAGTCACTGAAACGGACAAGGGCGACCTGCTCCTAGATGACGCAATCGCATTCTACGACAGCAACAACAATAAAACCAGATAGAGTGAACCAGTTAGAGTGTTATATTTCAGACAATTATAATGCGATTAAAAATCGATTGCAAAAATATTGCAAACTGAGAGGCATGCTGTGGAGCGAAGACGTGTTCCACAGCACGCTGCTAAAGGTGCTAGAGAAGCGCAACCTCAGTGACATGACGGATGATGGCATCATTAACTACATCTTTATGGCGTTCAAAATCAACACGTTACGCGAGCAACAATACCCGTACGTGGCAAGGAGAATACCGATGGAGGCTCCTCCCGATAGGGCAGACACCGACAGGGATGACCTTCAGGCACGCATCGAGCGTGACGCGCTGAGCGATTACACAGCGAGCGTCATACTCCAGGCAATTGAGCAGGTGTTCACCCCTGCCGAGTACAACGCGTTTCGACTCAAGCAGATGGGCGGATTGACCTACAAGCAACTTGCCGAGAAGACAGGCTATAAGGATGGCAGGAAGGCGGTCAAGCGCATTATGGAGTGGTCATCGCAGATAGACAGGGAATCCATCAGGAAGGACTTTTTTAATGGTGTAAGCGTTTGGGAATCAGCAAAAAATATTGTATATTTGCAAGAAAAAGAGAACGATGAAACACAACGAGATTTGGAAGCCAGTAATGGGCTATGAGGGACTGTTCATGGTCAGTGACTGTGGGAGGATTAAGAGCATGAACTATAACGGGACTGGGAAGGAGATGCTGTTAAACCTATCAATTAAATACGATGGATACTACAAACCAACTCTTTACAAGGACGGAAAATACAAAACATTCAGGCTTCATCGTCTAGTATGGGAAGCATTCAACGGAGCAATACCAGATGGGATGGTCGTTGACCATATCAACTTCAATAGGGCAGACAATAGGCTGTCAAACCTACAGTTGTTGTCAAGGGGTGACAACGCTAGAAAACGAAGTGATGGTGTAGACGAAAAACAAAGAGAAGCAGTCCAAGAAAGACTAGGCATACGCGTTTTACAGATTAACCCTAGCACTGGCGAAATCGTAAGAACATGGAAAACAATGCGAGAGGCTGAGAGAGTATTAGGGCTTGCCAACGGAAGTGTCTCTAACGCAGTAAGACATGTACGAGGTTTGAAAACGGCAGGTGGCTACAAGTGGACTCTAGCCCAATAAATAATATGTTCAAACAAAAAAGATAATGCTATTCATCCAGTACATAAGCGGCTTCATCATATTCTTTGCCGTGGTTGCCGCAGCGTGGTACGTGACCGAGAAGCGGGTTCTTGTCCCGTCATTCCTTGACTACCAGCCGTGGAACTGCAAGAAGTGCCTGTCATTCTGGACTGGCATCGCGGTGTCGGTGGGACTGTTCATCCTCGGATGGTGGGTCTGCGGACTCACGCTAGTCATACTCTCATCAGCCAACGCTGCCGCAGTTGTTCTGGACGAGAAGAAAAACGGGATACAATTATGACAGAAGAACAGTTGTCAAAAATCAGCAAGTTCAAGCGCATGCTTGACGAGGGCAAGCGGATAAGCGGCTCCCAAGTGAAGGAACTGACAGACCTATACAACGCGGTATTCGGGACAAGGCTGGCTACCACGTCATGCAGTTCTTGTATAAGACAACGTATAGGGCGACTATACAGCCAATTGGCAAAAGAGAATGCGTCATGATATGTTCAACTTAAAAGAGCATCAATATAACATGGCAAAGGTTGATATAAAACTATATAACGACATTGTGGAGGGGCAGTCGCGCCTCTACATGCTGCGAAAGTGGCTAGCGGGTATTTATGGCAACACCTGCGGAGACTCTGTCGAGGAGGACGAGCGTCTGTTTGCAGAAGCATACAACGCTGCAATTAAGCAACTGAGGCATAACCTTGAGGACTTGGACGATGATGAACGGGCAAAACTGTACGCACGGTATCTCGCTGTCTACAACCAGGCATTCGACACTGGGAACTTGAAGGAGGCGAGGAACACGCTTGACAGCATGACCAAACTTCAGGGATTGTCAAAGTCTGACAACAAGTCAATCTCCGTCAAGAACGACAAGGAGAATGACGTGATAACCATCAGTTTCGGGGTGGAATAAAGTCTGTCGGCAGGGATGCAGTTGCATTTTGACATTAACCTGACGGCTTCCCAGCAGGAGGCATACGACCTTATACACGAGGATGATGTAAAGTACGTCACCCTCGCATGGTCGCGTCAGTCTGGCAAGTCGTGGCTCATGGAGTTGCTCTGCATCGAGTGGCTGTTGACTGGCAATCGGGTGAGCATCGCCTATGTCTGCCGCTCTTATCTTCTTGCCAAGAAGGTGTACAAGGAGTTGCTGTCATTCCTTCCAGATGGCACGTACAAGTCAGCCAACGGCTCAGACCTGACGATTACAACGAAGGACGGCAGTGTTCTCCAGTTCTATTCGGCTGAGTCTGGCAATGCTCTGCGAGGCAACACCTTCCACTACCTTATTCTTGATGAGTTCGCTTTCTTCGCGATGGAGCAGACTGACGGCACCAACCTGTGGTTTGACATCCTGTCGCCTACGGTGAAGGTTCGCGGCCGCAAGGTGATATTCGTGTCGACACCTCTGGGCAAGAGCAACCTGTTTTACGAGATGTACGAGCGCGGTCTGTCTGACGAATATCCAGACTACAGGTCAATGAGGAAGACGGTGTATGATGACGGTCTGGTGAGCGAGGCGCAGATTGAGGACATCAAGCGGTCAATACCTACCCTCTCATTCAGGCAGGAGTACATGGTTGAGTTCCTTGATAACGCTGTGACGTTCTTCGGCGGGTTCGAGGCTTGTTATGTCGCCAACTTGTCATACGCTGACAAGGGCAAGGTGTACATCGGCATTGACTTCAGCGCGAACGGTGAGGACAGGACAGTGTTGACGAAGGTGAACGGTGACGGTGAGGTATGGCAGAGCGTTATCACTGGTAGCCTTGACATACGGTACCAGAGGATTGCGCAGTTGATTGGCAAGACGAAAAACCTTCAGTCGTGCTTCTACGAGGACAACAGCATCGGTGCGCCAATGGCAAACGAGATAAGCAAGTTGCTTGAACCTCAGATTAGAAGAAGGTTCGTGGCATTCACCACAAGCAACGCGAGCAAGGACAAGATTGTCAGCAAGTTGGCGGTCGACATCGCTAACGAGGACTTGATGTACGGAGACCCTGAACTGTACAACGAGTTGGCGAACTTTCAATGTCATTATAGCAAGAGTGGCAAGCCGACGTATGGAGGTGCGAACGGGGTGCATGATGACAGGGTGATGTCGCTCGCGATAGCGAACCATGCGAGGAATACTGTCAAGCGCGAGTCAAGCATTGCCTTCGCAAGGGCGAAGTTCGATGAATTAACATAAAGAGATAAATAAAATGAAATACGATTTTGGTGAATGGAATGTTCCCACAAAATGGGAGGATGTCACGCTCGGTCAGGTCATCGCCATCGACAAGGAGCGTGCGCTGGAGAAGCCTTCGTTGGCTAGCATCATTGCGATATTGTGCGGCAAGTCTGTTGATGAGGTCGAACAGTTGCCCGTCGAGTTTGTCGATAGCATCATTGGCAAGATGTCATTCATCCAGGAGCAGCCACAGGTGAGCGCGTCGTGCAGTTGCGTTATTGACGGTGAGAGGTACAGCGTGAATGTCAAAGAGAAACTTACCTTTGGCGAATGGGTGGCATTCAACATGATTCAGGAGAGCGGTGACGTGGACGTGGCAAAGATTCTTGCAGTGGTATGTAGAAAGGATGGCGAGGCATACACGAGCGAGTTCGAGAACAACGTGTTCCCAGAGCGTGTCAAGATGTTCAGGGACGCGTCGTGCATGAAGACCCTGCCGATTGTCGCTTTTTTTTTGAACTTGTACGCGTTGTCCGCGATACCTTCCCAGCGGTCTTTTCTGAAGGAGGAGGCGCAGAGCCTCATACAGCGGATTTTAGAAACTTCTGCAAAAAATGGTCATGGCAAAGAATTGCTTACTCGCTGGCAGAAGAGAAAGTTACGGGGCTTGAGCAAGTATATAGACTCAATCTGATGGACACTCTCCAGTACCTGTCGTATATGTCGGAGAAGTGCGAGGTTGACAAGCGGGAAGATAAGTTCCAAGACCAACTTAGAAAGGCGAAACGCGGGAGATAAAATATGTTCAAACAAAAAATAAAATGCTGAAAGACATCATAACAATATTGCGCGACACCTTCCTGCGTTACAAGGAGGTGCGCACTTTCAAGTATCAGGATGACACCCTCTACAACACCCAGCCCAACGACAAGGCTTATCAGGTGTTCGTGGATGACCAGTCGTATCACCGTCTCAACATCACCACAGGAATCTTTGTCGCGGAGTTCAACATCACCATCCTGAAGACACCAATAGAGGAGAGCATATTGGACGTGCAGGATTACGCGTACGCTATGGCTTGCAACGTGGTCGAGAAGATTGACTACACCTCGGAGTACATGGGTGTAATCCGCTTGCACGACTTCAGCATTGTCACTCTCTCGCACGTCACTGACAACGACAGCGCGGGTGTCAGGTTGACCCTTGAGATTGAGACACCAAATCCAGCGAATCTTTGTGATGACTCCCACTGGAACAACGAGCCGTACGAGGAGCCTGCGGAGAAACCTATTACAGTTGTTGAGCATAGTATAGGGGACATAAAGGTCAGACCCGTCAAACTTCCAAAAAACCCGATTAGATGCTAGAGGTAAGCAGGATAATAGCGGAGGAGGTGAAGGCGATTGTCAGGGCGGTGCTTGACTCTCCAGCGGGCATCAACAAGAAGGTCAAGTTCAACACGCTAGGCAAGGACAAGTCAAGATTGTACGATGACGTGATGACAGCCCTCCAGAACAGTGATAACATCGTTATCACGCTGTTGCTCAACCATTACATCCAGTTCATAGAGTCTGGGCGAAGGGCAGGGGCAAGGATGCCGCCTTTTACACCAATCTACGAGTGGTGCAAGCGCAAGGGCTTGAGCACAAGCAATGATTTCGTATGGGCTGTCTGCAAGGCAATCTCCCGTGACGGGATTGAGCCAAGACCGATTATGTCGAGCGTGTTCACGATAATTGACGAGAAGTTTGATGGCGACTGGTCTGACAGGATTTTCGATGAACTTACAAAGAGGCTGGACGATATTTTCAGATAAGTGATGGAGGCGGTTTAAACCGCCTCCATGATTTTATGCGTATCTCCAGACGTAGCCTCCAGCGGATTTGCGTTTGTCTATGCAGCATTTTCCGATAGCAGAATTGTATATTCCAAGTTCTCTCGCAGCATCAGTCGCGCTTTCCCAAGTCTTCACAAAGATTCCATCCAAGGTGAATTGGTCTACAGGTTTGCTGCGTGCTTTTCTTACAGCCTCTGCGTTATTCATTTGCCACTCTTGATTCTGAGAGCGTTTTCTGCACCCTTCGGCATGTTTCTTTCTCCACTCAGGGTCTTCCGAGAGTTTCTGCATTGCTTCAGAATGGTTCTTTTGCCATTCAGGGTCTTGCGCGAGTTTCTTGTTTGCCTCGGCATTCTTTCTCTGCCATTCAGGGTCTTGAGAGCGTTTTCTGCACCCTTCGGCAGTATTCTTCAGCCATTCAGGGTCTTGCGCTTTTCTCTTGTTTGCTTCTGCAACATTTTTCCGCCATTCAGGGTCTTGCGCTTTTCTCTTGTTTGCCTCAGAAACATTTTGCAGCCACTCAGGGTCTTGAGAGAGTTTCTGCATCGCTTCTGCCTTGTGTTGTACTGTGAGCGGGTTTTGCATGTTTTCAAGATGGGTACATATTCTGAGGTTCAGCAGATAATTGTCGGTGCCGTCCGTGTTGATATGGTCAACCTCAAGTCCTTTTGGAAGTTTCCCGTGGATGGCCTCGATTATGACAGTATGCAGTTCTTTCGGTTTACCGTGAATTGAAACACAAGCATACGCGACTTGCCCGATTGAGGATTTTTTCACGACAATACGAGGTACAAGTTCATAAACAATCCCTCTCTTGTGGTAATTCAATGCCTTCACTCTCTGACTTGTCACGGACACTAGGTACTCATCGTCATACTTCAGCCACAGGTCGTATGAGTCCCTTGTTTCAAGTGTCATCGGCAGATACTTCTTGTAGTCTTCCATCGTTATGTTTTTATTTTCTTGCAAATGTACAATATTTTTTTCTAGAAGTCAAATAATATGTTCACCAAAAAGAGATTTATATGAATGTATTCTTAGATGGGCAAACGGAAAACGGAATCTACCTGTTTTCTGGTCAGCCGAACATATTGTCAATTACTGACGGCTCGTATCCATCTGGAACTCCGTCTCGTCTTACGATAACCTGCCCTGACGGGTTGACAGCGGGAGAAGATGGAATTGTTATCGAGATAAATGCTGAGCAAATCACCTCCGTACCAGTGCAGTCTGACGCTGGGCCGCGTGAGTTCTGCGTGTCTAGCGTGGGGCTTACGACTGCTAACTCTATTTGCAGGGCATTGCGCAACGTGTCATCGCTCATTGTCAACTATGACATCTATTTCGGCGAGGACAGATATGGTCAGGGGCTTGTTACCGTGCTTGCCAAGCAGAGCGTGGGCTATCATCTATCAGGCTCATGCACCGACCAGTACATCGAGGTTGTTGCTGTGAACAATGATAACTCGTCCGTTGCTCGTGAGGCTAGCGTGGGGATTACATCCGACGGGAAATATCTTGCGACGCTGGAAAAGACTGTATGCTCTAGCGTGTCAAACTTTGACTTGTCCCCTGTCCTGGACTCTGTCGCGGAGTACGGGAAGGTTAATCAGGTGACGTTGAGACCTTGGACGAGTGACTCAGAGATGAATGTCACGACTGGACGCACCTACAACGTATCATTGATTAAGGGCTACCATACCGAAGGACAGCCGCTCTACCTGACTGGTTCGACCATGCTCCAGAACAATCCTCAAACTCTTTATATTTCGCCGAATGAGAGGCTTGTATTCTCGTACCTCAACAACACGGGCAGCGAGGTGTCGTGCGTGGTCAGCGTCAAGGACAGCGCGTATAACACGATAGACAGGGACAATTTCGACTTCAGCGGCGAGGGCATCATTGACTGCTCGTTCGACATCAGCACGCTCATGACAGACAACACGTTTTACGTTGATGTTGACTTCGGCGGCGGACAGTCAGTGAGATACAATGTCATTCGGCCATCACGATTATCTGAAGGGAACACAAGAGTATTGTTCAGGAACTCGATGGCTGGTCTGTCGTTTTTCGATTTCACTGGAAGCAAGACGAAGAAGAACTCAATCAGTCACGAGTTGTACAGGGATGAGGGTTCGAGTTATAATTTTTACGACAGCGGAATGAGGTACGACAGACTGACTAGGCTTGAGGAGAATGATATTGAGTACACGTTGCGCAGCCATATCGTCAAGGAGGACGCTCTTCACCTGTTCGAGGATATGGCACGCTCTGGCAAAGTATGGATTGACAACGAACAAATAATTGTCAGGGACATAACGTATAACGAACAGGGGCATGGGACATATGTCGTGCAACTGAGTTATAACAAGTCAAGGATTAACTGAAAATGAGGAGGTGGTTTTAAACCGCCTCCTTTAGTTTCCAGATAAAACCTCCTGCATTTTCCCTCTTTCCGTTGCAGCATGTTGAGATGTTTCCATTGCTGATTCCAAGTTCCCTTGCAGCCTCACTTGCGCTTGACCAAGTTTTTACTAGAACCCCATCTAGAGTGTATTGCTCGACAGGCTTACAACACCGTTTCCTGATTGCCTCAGCAGTCTTTTTTTGCCATTCGGGGTCTTGGTACAGTTTATTCATCGCCTCGGCATGATTCTTTTGCCATTCAGGGTCTTGAGAGCATTTTCTGCACCCTTCGGCATGGTTCTTTTTCCACTCTGGGTCTTGCGCTTTTCTCCTGTTTGCCTCGGCAGTATTCTTATACCACTCAGGACTATGTCTTGCTCTATTCGCTTCCTTTGGTTGATAACTGAGGTTGTCGAGCCTGTTATTGCTAGGATTCCAATCGAAGTGGTCTACCTCATAACCAGCAGGGCATTTGCCAACAAAGGCTTCCATTACTAGTTGATGGACTTTACACGGTTCTCGCTTTCCATTTTTGCACAGGATAACTTGCGGGTAGCCTCCACTTTTTGCTGGAGCAGGTTTCAAGAATCCTTCCTTTCCCGTATTCCGATAGTTCAGACTTTTGACTCTTCCCCAGTCAGATACCTCATACAGCCCTTCATAGCCGACAACTGGTTTCCATGTTTCTTTCTCCATAGCATCTATCGTTTTTTTGCAAATATACAATAAATACTCCGAAGAACCAAAATATGTTTAACAATGATTAAGAATATTATCCGCAAAAGATGGACAAACAACGTATTTTTCGAATAACAATCAATGGAATCTCTGAGAGTATCTCACAGATTGACTCGCTGATAGCCAAGATAAACACCCTTGAGGGCAAAATCAATGCACTCAACAAGGGGAGTGTCTCCATCAACGTCCAGACAACTGGCGGTGGTGCCTCTTCGTCTCAGGCACAACAGGCACAACAGGTCGCCGAGGTTCAGAAGCAGATTACAATCGAAATTGACAGGCAGAATCAGGAGTTGAGGGAGCAGGCATCGTTCGTGGACTCGACAAAGCAGGCAAGTTCTGAGGTGCTTGACATCGCGAACAGCATACTCGGAACGTACGGCCAGAACTTAGCCAAACTGGATGAACTCAACCAGAGAATAGCAGCAAACAAACAGGCTCAGAAGGAGGTTGCAGACGCGCTGAAGAACGAGGCGATAGACGCGCAGACGGCGGCAGAGTCAAGGCAGCGTCTGCTTGACGAGGAACTCAGACTCAAGCAGGCTCGCTCTGAGACACAGGCGATACTGAAGAACGAGGTAAAACTCACCCAGGCGCAGACTGGAAGTTATGACCAGATGAGTCAGACACTCGGTCGCCTGAGGGATGCCTTGCGCGCGTCTGGCTCTGGGCTGTCCCCTGAAGCATTTGACAAGGTAAGCCAAGCGGTCGACAAACTAGACGAAGAGTTGAAGTCTGCGGACAAGTCTGTCGGTCAGTTTTACCGCAATGTAGGAAACTATTCTTCTGCCGCGGACGGTTTCGGCAAGATTACCGTGACCATAGCGGGTGTCAACAGGGAGTTCGAGTCGGCACGCTCAGCAATAATGGAACTGCGCAATGCGATGGCTCAACTTGTCGCATCAGGTCAGCAAGGCACCGAGGCATACAAGGCACTGGAAGAGCAGATGAAGAACCTCCAGTTGGCGATGATTACAGTCAATGACTCAATCGACAGGGCGAAGGATGCAAGCGCAGGTCTGCATGACGCTGTGGAGGCAATCCAAGGTCTTGCTGCGATAGGCAGTATAGGCCAAGGCTTCGCTTCTCTGTTCGGCATTGATGACAGTGCGTTGGGCGAACAAATTAAGAAACTGACCAGCCTCATGGCAATTATGCAGGGGCTTCAGCAACTCGCGACCCAAATGGCAACAGGCACGGGCATCGGCCCAGCATTGAAAAAGGTGCTTGACGTGTCTGGCATCAATAATGACTGGAATCAGTTGAAGGAGTCTCTCACAGTCATAGGTCAGAGGCTTGGAATTGTCAAGACCCAGGCTGAGGGTGCCGCTGTAGGCATGGGTGCGCTTGCCGCATCAGCCAAGGTCGCTGAGGCTGCGGTCAAGGGCATAGGCAGGGCATTGCTAATCGGCTTCTTGATTGAGGGTGTCGTATGGACAATCGAACTGCTTGTTGACGGTTTCAAGGCACTATACGATGTCTGCCATGACTGGCTGAGCATGGAAGATGATGTCGAACGTGCCAACGAGGGTCTTGAGCATACAGTGAACATGGCGAACGATGCCATAGACGCTCAGACAGAGCGAATAGACAACATGGTGTCTCAGGGCATGATAAGCAAGTATGACGGGCTGATAGAGAAGCAGGAGGCATACGATAAGATTCTGAAGGACACCGCCAAGCAGTTCAAGGAGAACATCGACCTCCAGGTCAAGGCTGGCAACATTCAGCCTAAACTTGCCAACTGGGACGCGTTGACCAAGAAGGTCGAGGAACTGACAGCCAAGAGGAATGCTGGCATTGATGTCGAGCAGGAATGGAACAAGGTCATGACGCTCGTGCTTGATGACGCTGCCGCGAGAATACAGAACCTCGACATGGAGGACAGCAAGGCACTGGAGCAGTTCATGGAGTGGATGCAAGCGTCACCGATAGTCAAGGAGGCGATAAGGACTGCGACTGACAGCGGAATCGACGGCTTTGAGGCGATGGGCAACCAGATGCTCCAGGTGTTGGACTTCGCGAACAGAATCATCAACATGATACGCGGTGTCAGGAACGAGGCTGACGCTCTGACCCAGTCGCTTGAGAGAGAACTTGAATTAAGGAGGAAATACGGCAAGGACTGGAGCAAGGAGGGAAGAATCGAGGACGCGAAAAAAGAGGTTGACGAGTCTGGCTTGTCAGAGAATGACAGGACTGAACTGAAGAAACTCAGAGAGCAGGAGTTGAGGGAACAGGCAGGCCACAGCAGGAAGAAAGTCGCCGCCGCCAAGAGGACAGCCTATGACTTGACCAACATCGAGAGACAGATTCAGGCCGACAAGATTGCGATAATGCGTGACGGACTTACAAAGACCATAGCGACCATCGAGCAGGAGCGAAGGGCAAGGCTTGAGGCAATCAAGAAATACCCAGCGTCAAAGCAGGAGGAGGCTCGTGTCGCAGCGAACGCGCGATACGACAAGGAGGTTCTCGACGCTCAGAAGAAGTTCCATGATGACTACGAAAAGGCCGAGAAAGATTTCTTGGAAAAGATTCGTGCTATGAACCACGAAATCTTCCAAAGTATAGGTTCAAACGAGGAAATGCGAGCCTACATCGGTCTTGACATGAAAAAAGTCAAGATTGAAACTGACAAGGCAAAACTGATGCTTGCGAACTTATATGATGAGTTGTACAATATTGGGAAAGACGATGTTATGCTTGACAAGACCCAGCGTTTCTTTGACCTGCTCACCCCGACAGAGAACTTTTTCTCCACCTATGAAAAAATGCTAAATACATTGGCTGACGGCAAGGATATGCTTGAAAAGTATGACGAAAAGATGGCTGAACTTGCCAAAAGCGGAATGACTTACGAAGCCAGTTATGTCCAGAAGATGGAGGCATTCCGCAAGACAATAGAGGGAGAAGAAAAAAAGTTCAATTCGGAGGTCAGTGACCTCATGAATGAATGGGCTGCCACAAGTGTTGAGGACATGCGAGCAATATTCGAGGACGCTAAGGCTGAGGTTATTGGTTTCTGGAAAGAGAGCGACTTGAATAAAATAAAACAAATGTTCTCAGAAGCCATTGAAATAAGGAAACGACTTATTGAGGAAACCTCCCAAAAACAAATACTTGGTGACAACCCTATAGGTGCGTATGTCACGTGGTCAGAGTACTACTCAGCAATGCTCAAGGCAAATGACTATGCTCTTGAGAGACATACTAAAAACCAGAGAGAACTGATAGGCGAACAGCGAGACTTTGAGATAACGTCCCTGCAAGAGCAAATGGATGCCGAACTTGATGCTCTAAAGGAGAAGCATAAGGCCATGCTTGAGGACACCGAGGCAATCAAACAAGAGTTTGGCAGCAGAATTGAGGCAGAAAAACAGTTTCATACCCAGTACGTGACTCTTGAGGAAACGTGGAAGGACAAAATCAAACAAGTTGACGCTAAGTACGCAATGGAGGCTCGCAAACAAGATAGCGAGGAACTTGAGCAGAGGCAGAAACTTTACAGCGATTTCTGGAACGGTGTAATCAATGAGGTAAACATT